GGCGAGGATCCGGACGAGTTCATCGACACCAAGCTGACCGTCTCGGAGCGCAAGTACGGCGCGCTGCCGGAAGCCTGGCGTAAGGGTTTTGAGCCCGCGCGCACCGTGAAGACCGGCACGCTGAAGGTCACACTCGAGGCGGGAGATCGGGTATGATCGGTGTGCTCCCCATCATTACCGCTGACCAGCGGCTGGCAGAACACCGCGGCATCAAGGGCGTGATTTTCGGGCCGTCCGGGATCGGCAAGACATCGCTTCTTTGGACACTGTTGAACTCGACTACGCTGTTTTTCGACCTCGAGGCCGGAGACCTTGCGATTGAGGGGCTGGCTATCGATGCGATCCGGCCGCGGACCTGGACGGAATGTCGGGATTTTGCAGTGTTCATTGGCGGCCCCAACCCCGCGCTGCGTGCTGAGCAGGTTTACAGCACGGCCCATTATGCAGCCGTCTGCGAGAAGTTCGGTGATCCGTCAGTACTGGAGAAGTACGACACAATCTTCATCGACTCGATAACAGTCGCGGGGCGGCTTTGCTTTCAATGGTGCAAAGGCCAGCCCGAGGCGCATTCCGAAAAGACCGGCAAGCCCGACGTGCGCGGCGCCTACGGGTTGCATGGCCGCGAAATGATCGCCTGGTTGACCCACTTGCAGCACACCCGCGGTATGAATGTCTGGTTTGTGGGCATCCTCGATCAGAAGCTCGATGATTTCAATCGCAAGGTATTCTCGCCGCAGATCGATGGCTCCAAGACAGGGCTCGAACTGCCCGGGATCGTCGATCAGGTCATCACCATGACCGACATAGCCGGCGGGGATGGATCGCCTCAGCGCGGGTTTGTCTGTCACACGCTCAACCCTTGGGGCTTTCCCGCCAAGGATCGCTCCGGTCGCCTCGCAATGGTTGAACCCCCGCATCTTGGAAAGCTGATGGACAAGATCCGGGGCCCGCTCGTCCCCGCGGACCGCACCCTGACTTACGAGACCCCGGAACTGCCGGCACCGCCGAAGCTGTCTGACACCACCCCCTCCAACGACACCACCAACTGAAAAGGACTTCACACATGTCTCTCTGGAACGATTTCAACGACGCGCAGTCAAACACCAATGTCATCCCGAAGGGCACGCTGGCCAAGGTGCGCCTGACGCTGCGTCCCGGTGGGTTTGACGACCCGAGCCAGGGTTGGACTGGCGGCTATGCCAAGCGCGGCGGCACAGGTGCCGTCTATCTCGACGCTGAGTACACGGTGCTTGAAGGTCCCTATGCCAAGCGCAAGATCTGGTCGCTGATCGGGCTCTACAGCCCCAAAGGCCCTGATTGGGCCAATATGGGCCGCAGCCTTGTGCGGGGCATTCTCAATTCGTCGCGGGGTATCTCTGACAAGGATAATTCCCCCGAGGCGCAGGCCCGACGCCGGATCAACGGGTTTGCTGACCTCGATGGTCTGGAGTTTGTCGCACGGATCGACATTGGGCAGGACACCAACGGCGAGGACAAGAACGAGATCAAGAGTGCGGTCATGCCAGATCATCGTGATTATGCTCAAGTGATGGGTCACGTCGTGGCGCCAGGCATTGCACCACAAATGCATTCCCCCGCACTTGGGCAACAGTATGGGGCACCGGTCGCTCCCTCTGCACCTGCACATGATTATCAGGCACCAGCGTCACAACCACAACAGACGCCCGCGCAGCAATCGCCCGCCGCACCTAGTTTCTCGGGCCGCCCGAGCTGGGCTGAGTGAGGGGTCATCCGATGCGATTGCGTCCCCGCCAGAAACTCTTTGTCGCGCGCAGCCTGTCTGCGCTCGGCACCCGCGACAACACTCTCGGTATCGCGCCGACCGGAGCGGGTAAGACGATTATGCTGTCGGCGGTCACCGGAGAAATGACCGGCGACAGCGCTGCCAAGGCCTGCGTGTTGGCCCACCGCGACGAACTGACGGTCCAAAACCGGGAAAAGTTCGGCCGGGTAAATCCTACGATCACCACCTCGGTACTGGATGCCACCAGCAAGTCCTGGGGCGGCCAGGTCACTTTCGCCATGGTGCCCACGCTGACGCGGGAGCGCAATCTGGCGGGAATGCCGAAGCTGGATCTTCTGGTGATCGACGAGGCGCATCATGCAGTCGCCGACAGCTACCGCCGCATCATCGACAGCGTCCGCAATGCCAACCCCGAGGCGCGTATCTTCGGGGTCACAGCCACACCGAACCGGGGCGACAAGAAGGGTCTGCGCGCCGTCTTCGATAATGTTGCTGACCAAGTGCGACTGGGCGAGTTGATCGCCTCGGGCCATTTGGTCCCACCGCGCACCTTTGTCATTGATGTGGGCGTCCAGGAAAAGCTCAAGGCCGTGCGCAAGACCGCATCGGACTTTGACATGGGCGATGTGGCCGAGATCATGGATCGCGCACCGATCACCGAAGAGGTGATCCGCCACTGGCAGGAAAAGGCCGCCGATCGCCCCACGGTCGTATTCTGCTCGACCGTGGCCCACGCCGCCCATGTCGCCGAGGCTTTCAATGCGGCGGGGATACCAACCGGTGTGATCCATGGCGATCTGCCCGGCGAGGAACGGCGCAACATTCTGGCGGCCTTCGCCCGCGGCGAGATCCGCGTGATTACGAACGTCTCGGTGCTCATTGAGGGCTGGGATCACCCGCCCACCTCCTGCGTCGTGCTGCTGCGCCCCAGTTCCTATAAATCGACCATGATCCAGATGGTGGGCCGCGGGTTGCGCACGGTCGATCCCGCAGAGCACCCGGGTGTGATCAAGACCGACTGCGTGGTGTTGGATTTTGGCACCTCGAGCCTGACCCATGGCACACTGGAACAGAATGTCGATCTCGACGGGGCAACCGGCACGGGTGAAGCCCCCACAAAGGTCTGCCCTGAATGCGAGGCCGGGATCCCGCTCGCCTGCCGCGAATGCCCGATTTGCGGCGAAGCGCTGGTCGATCCCGAGGATGATGCAATCAGCGAGGAGGCCACGGACGGCGATTTATCTGGCTTCCTGATGACCGAGATTGATCTGCTGAAGCGCTCCAGTTTCGCATGGGTCGATCTCTTCGACACTGATGACGCGCTGCTGGCCGCGGGGTTCACGGCCTGGGGCGGCGTCTTCTGGCTTCATGGTCTTTGGTACGCCATTGGTGGCGCCCGTGGTGCGCAGCCCCAACTGCTGGGCGTCGGCGAACGCAGCATCTGCCTTGCACAGGCTGATGACTGGCTGAATGCGCATGAAACCGATGAGAGTGCGTTCAAGACGCGCGGCTGGCTGAACCAACCCGCCACCGAAAAGCAGCTGAAATATCTCTCACCCGAGGCATGTAGTGATTTCGGGCTCACGCGCTACAAGGCTTCGGCGCTCATGACCTTCGGGTTCAACAAGCGTGCGATCCGGCAGCTGATCCTGAGCGCGGCCCCCGCCGCGCGGGAGGCGGCGTGAGCCATGCCGCGCACATCCAATCCCCGCCCACAGCGGCTGCGGGTTGCCCGGGCCTTGATCGCCTCTGGCATCCGCGCGGCACGCTTTGCGCCGTCTGCACATCCCGCACCTGCGGCTTTGGTTGGTGCGATCCGCACCGGCCCCGCGGCAAACGCACCTACCGCTGGTTCTGCTCCATGGGCTGTCAGGCGGCCTTCACCATCAAAGCGCGAAAAGGATTGAACATGGTCGATTTTACCGAAGAGGAAACCCGGGCACTGCCCGCCGTGATGCGCGCGCTCGCGCCCGAAATGGAGCGGATTGGCTGGGACCGATCGCTGGGCCAGCTGAGCCAGAACGACATGCACCGGCTGATCGTCATCACCGTCGAGGCCTTCCGCGCCGAGATGTTCGAGAACGCCAGCCAATCGGAGGTGCCGTTTTGATGCTGGATTACAATCATAAAGCCAGCTTCGCAGAGCGCGTCAACGCGACCATCGATGCGACCCTGACGTCCGAGAATGCGGCAAGAACGCCCCGTGACTATCTGGGTGGCTCGCGCCTCGGACATGCCTGCGAACGCGCCCTGCAATTCGAGTTTACCCACACACCGAAAGACGAGGGCCAGGACTTCTCAGGCCAGGTCCTGCGCATCTTCGCTATCGGGCACGCG